GTATAACAACACAGGGTGAATTAGAGTATAGATCAGTTGATCGGTTTGCTCTCTTAGAAGACTGTCATACTGTGCTATTTGACGAATACATTAAAGATCACGAAGAAGCAATTTGTCTTATGAGTTATCACAATGACCAATAAGTTTATATTTGATGTCGACGGCACACTAACACCAAGTCGTGGCATTATTGACGTAAATTTTAAAGCGTTCTTTGATACGTTCTGTTTAGAGAATGAAGTATATCTAGTTACTGGCAGTGACAAAGCTAAAACAGTTGAACAGATTAGTGAATCTACTTACAACTTGTGTAAACGTGTTTACAACTGTTCGGGTTGCGATGTTTACGAAGGCGATGAAAATATAAGAACAAGTAATTGGACACTGCCTGCACTAGCAAGAACATTTTTAATTAATTGCGAGTACGAAAGTAATTTTAGTATTAGAACAGGTAATCATATCGAAGAACGCCCAGGGATGGTAAACTTTAGTGTAGTTGGACGTAATGCTGGCTCTGTAGATAGGGCAAAGTATGTAGCATATGAAGAATGGAATGGCGAACGCAATCTTATAGCAAAGGCATTTAATATAATGTTTCCTGAGCTAGAAGCTAGACCAGGTGGAGAAACAGGCATCGACATTGCTCCTAGAGGATCAGACAAAAGTCAAATATTAACAGACTTTAGGCGCCCTGACATGGAATCAATTGTATTCTTTGGTGACAGGATGGACATAGATGGCAACGACTATCCCTTAAAACTAGCAAACTACAAAGGCAATAACCATCATGTAGAAGGATGGCAGCACACATGGGAGGTACTACGTGAATATTCTACTAACAGGACATAGAGGTTTTATAGGATCTAGTCTACTAAGAGCACTTAAACTTAATCACACTGTTACAGGTATTGATTTAGTAGAAGGCAATGACTTGCTAACTTGCGACTTTCCGCATATTGACTTTGACTTAATTATACACTTAGCAGGACGGTCGGGTGTAAGAGAAAGCATCAAGGATCCAGCAGCATACTGGATGAATAACGTTGAAGCAAGTAGGCGCTTGTTTGAGCGTTACCAAAACACACGTATACTGTACGCGAGCAGTTCGAGTGCTTACGAGCCCGATTTGAACCCTTATGCGGCGTCTAAGTATGTGCTAGAAGAACTTGCAGAACGATATCCTAATACACTAGGTATGCGATTTCATACAATATGGTCTCATACACCGCGAAAAGGAATGTTCTTTGATAAACTATTTAACGGTAAGCTAGAATATGTTACTAGACACTACAGAGATTTTGTACACTTGCGTGATGTGATCGATGCTATTAATATTTTAATAGAATGTGATTATGTTAAAGGTGTGCTTGATATTGGATCCGGAGTTCCTGTAAAGGTCCAAGACTTGGCAGCTAATGTGCCAGTGCGTCTAAATACCCCGGGAGAGCGGTTTTATACTTGTGCTAACTTAGAAAAAATGAAAGCACTTGGATACGAACCTAAATACTCAGTAAAGAAAGACTTGACAAAGGCCAAAAAAGGCGTTATAATAAACTTATTCAATGGAGAAACAGTATGAAAGATATCTTACAAGACGTAGTAGCACACACACATGCACTAGGTTTCCTACCACTAGTCAAAGTCACATCGGAAGATGGTACTACTAGTGTTAATTCAATGGCAGAGGATAGGAGTGTTATCTTATCTGCAACTACCCACACCGCAGTTACTGAGTTTGTTGGCACATTTGGTATGCCTAACTTAGACAAACTTGCATTGCATTTGAAAAATCCAGAGTACAAGACTGATGCAAAAATTGATGTAATTACAGCGGAGCGTAATGGCGAAACTATGCCAACGCATATTCACTTTGAAAATGCAGCTGGCGACTTTGAAAATGATTATCGTTTTATGAACAAAGCAATTATCGAAGAGAAGTTAAAAAATGTTACATTTAAAGGTGCTGCATGGGCTGTAGAATTTAAGCCAAGTGTTGCTAGTATCGGACGCATGAAGTTAATGAGTGCAGCACATACTGAAGAGCCTACATTTAATGTTACTACTAAAGCAACTGCTGGTGTAAGTGACTTAGTGTTTAGCTTCGGCGATGCAAGTACACACGCAGGCGAGTTTGTATTCCAAAATGCAGTAGCAGGTACATTGCAGCATACATGGAGTTGGCCTGTTGCACAAGTACAAGCTGTACTTGGATTAAGCGGTGATATTACTATGAGCATTAGTGATCAAGGTGCAATGAAGATTGCAGTTGATTCAGGTATGGCAACATACGATTATATCTTACCAGCGCAGAGCAAGTAATATGGATGGCCCAGCGGAGAGCATGAATACAGATTTAACAACAACACAAAAAGATTATGCCTTGTTTTTACCAGCAACATCTGGGTTTTACTCCGCATTTATCGGCTATCAAAGAAAACGATTCCCGTACATCGAACCATCCAGGTTGCCTACAAACTTTACAAATGATGTAGAAAGTATTAATTACTTAGATCCTACAAGCCCACTGTTATATTACAAGTGGTGCTTGTACTCTGCAGGACATGCTAATCTCGACTTAAATAAACAAGATGACCGAGAAGAAATGTTTAGAACTCGTCCACGTGATGGCAAAAGTTTCGTACTAGGCGATTCAGGCGGTTTCCAAATTGGTAAAGGCAAGTGGCCTGGCGATTGGAAAGATCCGAATTGTCCTGCTGCAATGAAAAAGCGTAAGCAAGTGTTAACTTGGATGGATGCTTTAATGGATTACGGAATGTGTTTGGATATTCCAGCATGGGTTGCTCGTAGTCCAGAAGGTCAAAAAGCTACAGGAATTAGCACATACGAAGAAGCATGTCGAGCTACAGAAATTAATAATGATTATTTTATTAACAACCGTAATGGCAACTGCAAATTCTTAAATGTATTACAAGGTGAGAATCATACTGACGCAGACGATTGGTATGATCGTATGAAGAAGTATTGTGATCCTAACATATATCCAGATAATCATTTTAATGGATGGGGAATGGGCGGACAAAACATGTGTGACGTCCACTTAGTTCTAAAACGTCTAGTTGCATTACGATTTGACGGATTGTTAGAAGAAGGCTTACATGACTGGATGCACTTCTTAGGTACTAGCAAATTAGAGTGGGCGTTAGTGTTAACTGACATTCAACGTGCTGTACGAAAGTATCATAATCCTAAGTTTACTGTTAGCTTTGATTGTGCTAGTCCTTTCCTTGCAACTGCAAATGGTCAAGTTTATACTGAGACTGAAATCGAAGATCGTGGCAAATGGTCCTATCGAATGGCAGCAGCAATGGATGACAAAAAGTATTCACAGGATACTAGGTTGTTTAAAGACGCAGTAGTACAAGATGGTATTCACAAAAACTTTGCTACTAGTCCTGTAATGGAACATACTACTGTAAAAGACGTTTGCATTTATGCACCGGGTGATCTAAATAGGATCGGCAAAGAAGGTAAAACTTCTTGGGATAGCTTTAGCTATGCAATCTTAATGGCACACAATGTATGGATGCATTTAAACTCTGTACAAGAAGCAAATCGTCAGTATGATGCAGGCAAAGTTCCTTCAATGTTAGTAAATGAAAAGCATGAGCAATTATTTGCTGGCGATGTTATTGATGCTGTTTTTGCTGCTACTACTAGAGAAGAAGCAAACAAGATAGTTGAAGACAATAGCAGGTTATGGATGCAAATTCCAGGCACACGCGGTGCAGTAGGTAAGAAGTCTGTGAACTCTAGTACACACTTTAATGCATTGTTTGATATAGAAGAGCCTGACGAAGTTAAAGATCAAGAAACTTTAGATGAAACTAAATTAGAGGAACTCCTGGATGAGCAACTATGATGAAGTCGAAGGTAAACTCCGCGCTCACTACGCAGAATTAAAACGTAAGCACAGAGAACTTGACATTGAGATAAGTTCGTTGTATAATAATGCATATGTTACTGAAGAAGTTCGCAGAATGAAAACTATGAAACTTTATTTGAAAGACGAAATGCATCGTATTAACGGTTACTTAGTGCAAAAAGGTTTAGAATGAAAAGTCTTATAATAGGAATGGGTATCGGTGAACTTTATAAAAGTGTCCTAACACAATTAGACGCTGAAGTTATAACTGTTGATACTAACCCGGATAAGAACGCAGACTTTGCAAAAGTAGAAGATGCTTTGGTAGCACATGGCTTTTTCGATACTGTAAATATATGCACACCTAATTTTACTCATGCACAACTTACACAACAGGTTGCGCCATATAGTAAAATTGTATTTGTAGAAAAGCCGGGCTTTAAGAACTCCACAGAATGGTCAGACATATTAAGTCAATATCCTGACACACGTATTATGATGGTAAAGAATAATATGTGGAGAGATAACATCGGCGAGATGCAACTCCTTTCAGAACAGTCTAATACTGTTGATATTAAATGGATTAGAAAGAATTGTATTCCGCATCCTGGTAGTTGGTTTACTACTAAAGAACTTGCATACGGCGGAGTCAGCAGAGATCTAGTTCCCCATCTATTAAGCCTTTACATTGCGTTGAACCCAGATTGGCATAGTACAACTGCTAGTAATTCTATTGTTGGACAAAGATGGACACTTTCAGAAATAGATAGTACAGAGTATGGCGACATTAATTACAACGGAATATACGATGTAGATGACAACGTTGAAATGTTATTTGGTGATAAGTGGCGTGTACAAGCAGACTGGAGAGACTTGACATTAGAAGAAAGTTGTGTTAAATTTAATAGTAGCACAATAGACTTGGGATGGTGTCCTGAACTTGCATTTTCTAATATGATACAAGATGCTATTAAAAATGCAGACAATGGTGACTTTTGGCAAGAACAACAAAAACAGGACGTTTGGATTCACAAACAAATCGAGGCATTATGAAAGTTAAACTATTATGCACAGACGGCAAAGGTAGCTTTGAAGAAATTGAATGGTCTAAACCTGCACACAAGGCTAATGAAATAGAAGTTAAAGCACTAATGACAGGCGTATGTCGAAGTGATATAGAAATGATGGTAGGCAACTTTGGTCCACTTCCTAAAGAAATGCAAGGACACGAAGGCCTTGGAGAAGTTACACAAGTTGGCGAGCTGATTAAAAATGCTAAGGTTGGCGACATTGTAGCTACTCGAGGTGAGCCTGCTTATGCAGACTACTACAACTGTAGACATAATGAATTTGTAGTTGTTCCTAGTGCAGATCCGAAATATATACTGGAGCCTGTTGCATGTGGTATTAATGTAATAATGCAACCGCTGGCTGCTATTAAAACTAGATTCGGCCCTAACAAAAGGTGTTTAATTTTAGGAAGTGGATTTTTAGCTTGGATTGCTTATAACAGTCTTGAAAGATTTGGTCTTACTTTTGAAACAGTTGATGTAGTTGGTAGTTATAACAAACACCTGTGGGGAGACACGCTAAAACAGTCGTATAGCGGTACTTACGATGTTGTTATTGATCTAAGTAGCAGAACTAATATATTGGATGATGTGGAGTTTAATACCGAAGCATTGCTAATACTAGGAGTGCAAAAACAATTAACATCAGACTTCGGTAACTTATTGTGGAAAGCTTGCACTATTGTATTTCCTAGCCCGCGAGCAGATTGTTTTATTAAGTCAATGGAACTTGCAGAGAGTATGATTACTAACAATCATGTAAATATTGGTGACTTTTGGACTAAAGGTTATTCAAGAACTACAGAATGGCGACAAGCTTTTGAAGATGGATTAAACAGACCCAACAACTACAGCAGAGGTTATATAAAATGGGATTAAATACTGAAGAACGGCAAGATGTCGTATACTTTATCGGAACAGAAGTCGAACATACTGCAATGTATGGTGAACAAACTTTGTTTGTTGTCGGAGTTCAGCCCGTAGATGAAATTAAACACCGTGCAGATGAGCATGGAATTAAACACATATACTTTGGAACCAGCCAAAGCTTTACTCCTGGATTAAATCTTCCAGAAGATGCAAGTGACTGGGAAGCATGGGAGGCAATGATTCTTCCTCTACTAAAAGAAGGTTACTGGTGTACACTAGACTTTGGTGTTGAATATAGTCACGGAGTGCTAGAAACAGGCTTTGATGAGTATAACACATTTATTAGTATGATTAGTGTTAAACTTCCATACATTAAACAGTTTAATTATAATGCAACTCTTAAATTAGATGACAACACATGGGGTGACACAAATAGCGGTATATGGTGTCACAGTGTTCATAGCTTAATGGACCGTAAAGTTTATACTGATTGGAACGATTATGGGCTTGACAAAGTCATTGATTAGTGTTATAGTATTAATATGCAAGAACATTATCATAACTATATCTCCCGCAAACTGAAAGAAGAAAGAATTATGACAGAAGCAAACAGAAGTGTCTGGGTAACCTTTCGTAAAGAAGGTGTCCATTTGTACCCAGGTGCAGACACAGATCCGAAACTAGCAACTGGCGATTGGGATGATGTATCATTTCTTGGTATAGCACATCGCCATATTTTTCACTTTAAAGTTCGCATCGAAGTATTTCACAACGATCGCGATATTGAGTTTATTCAGTTTAAACGCTGGATGGAACGGTTGTATGCACAGGACGTAATACAACTGAATCACAAGTCATGTGAGATGATTGCAGATGACTTGTACGAAGAAATTTCCGCAAAGTATCCCAGCCGCTTTGTAGAGATAGATGTCGCCGAAGATGGCGAAAACGGCTGTTCAATTTTTTACCCCAGGTCATAACAAGAGGATTTATATTATGACAATTGCAAACCCAACTGTAAATAAGGTGTTCAACGATCTCGATCAGTACCGTGATTATTGTCGCTTTGAAGGCAAAGTGTTTGATGAAAGAGCACTTTATAAGAAGGAAGATCCTAATTGGATTGCCTATCAAAAGTATCAAGGTTGGCTACGAGCAAAAGCTCGTAACGGTGGCAAAGACTTCGTTCAACGTGAACGTAAGCCTAACCCGCGCTTTAACAACAACAATAACCGAGGATAGTAACTATGACAATCTTCATTGTAGACATCGAAGCAGTAGACACACGCTACACTAAGCAGTGGAAGGAATATCTTCCAAAGCAACTGCGGAAAGCTACTAATGAAGGCGTTGTAGTTATTACTGGTGGGGAAACGCCTCAAGCAACTACGCCTGGTGCGTTTCTCAACTTCGGTGGCACTAACGTTTACAAAAGTAAACAACTAGAAACCATCGGCGAAATGTTCTGTAAAGGACAAGTAGCCGATGGAGACTATTTCCTATACACAGATGCGTGGAATCCAACTGTTATACAATTAAAGTATATGGCAGAGCTTCTAGGTGTCGACATTACTATTGGTGGCTTATGGCATGCTGGTAGTTACGATCCACAAGACTTCTTAGGTAGACTAATAGGTGACAAACCGTGGGTTAGACATGCTGAACAAAGTATGTACGAGTGCTACGATGATAACTTTTTTGCAAGCGAATTCCATATTGACTTGTTTGCTGAAAGTTTAATTATTGATGATGACAAAACACATCGCGTTGGTTGGCCTATGGAGTATCTAAAGGATAGCTTAGTACAATATAAAGGTATGCAAAAACGTGATTTAATCTTGTTTCCGCATAGAGTTGCGCCTGAGAAGCAAGTTGATATCTTTAGAGACCTTGCAGAGCGTTTACCGCAATATGAGTTTGTTGTTTGTCAAGATCAAGAACTTACAAAGAACGAATATCACAACTTGCTAGGCGAAGCTAAGATAGTGTTTAGTGCCAACTTGCAAGAAACACTTGGCATTAGTTGGTACGAAGGCGCATTAGTTGACGCCATTCCTATGATGCCAGACAGACTAAGCTACAGTGAAATGGCAATCCCAGAATTTTTATATCCAAGTGCGTGGACTGAAGACTACGATGCGTACCTGCATAACAGAGATAAAGTAGTTGCACGTATTATAGAATACATGGAAAACTACAGCGACTTTTTAATTAGTATAAACAAGCAAGTAACAAAATTAAACAAAGAATTCTTTAGCGGAGCAGCATTGTATGACACAATTAAAGGATGATACAATTACAATTGATCTAAGTGGTTACATTACGAATACTGACAGTAGTTTTATTACTTCTAATGAATTAGATAGTATAACTACTATTAGCGGTATTTCACCTAATACAGTTAACATCCCGATGCCAAGTGATTTTACTATTTCATCAGATGATCAGATTAGTTTTGATTGGGAGAACATTAAAATTGTTCCTACATTGTGGACTGAAACATTGCCAGATGTGTATACTGTAAACGATATGTGTGAACAATACCCTGCACTTGCTAAAGCATACGAAAACTTTCAAACTGTATACAGATTAGTAGAACAAGATTACAAAGGCAAGAAAGAAGATAACACATGAGCATGAATCACGATGCAAAGCCTAAAGACGATGAACTAGAACGAATGAAGGCAGAGTTTCTTGCTAAAGGTGGCGAGATTACTAAAGGTAAAACAAAGCCTATGCCCAGCGAACTTGGCATTAGCAACAGTACTTGGAATAATAAATTAACTAAAGCAGAGAAAGACTCAAAGGCGGGAAAATGATTAAGAAACATTATTATAGCTGGACTGACATTGAACGTATGTGCGTAAGCATTGTTAATCAGATGTACGCTGATAACTGGCGTCCTGATTACATTGTAGGTCTTACACGCGGGGGTAATGTGCCTGCTACTATTATTAGTAATATGACTGGCATACGTTGCGAAGCACTTAAAGTAAGCTTGCGTGACGATGACAGTCAAAGCGAATCTAACGCCTGGATGGCAGAAGATGCATTTGGTTACGAAAATGAACCACGTGCTACGGCAGGTCCTTTACGAAAGAACATCCTTATTGTAGATGATATCAACGATACTGGTGCTACTTTCAATTGGATCAAAGAAGACTGGCCTTCAGGCTGTATGCCAATGAATCACGAGCAGTGGGATACAGTCTGGGATCAAAATGTTCGTTTTGCTACACTAACGGAAAACTTAGCAAGCGAATTTAGTGACGTAAGATATACTTGTCACGAAATTAACAAAGCAGAAGAAGATGTATGGCTTGTTTATCCCTGGGAAAACGTAGCTGAATACAAATAATAATAAGGAAAAGGAAATGAACTTGAGAGAACAATTAGTCAAAGCAGCACGTATGCATGCCGAAGGTGAGCTAGAACGTGCAAAAACTAATATCATGGTGTATATGAATAATGCAACTGGTATTGGCGAGCATAGCGATATTGTCGAAGCAATCCAAGAAGAACTTGACAAAATGGCTCATGCAACTGATCGTATTGATATGTTAGAAAAATATTTTAATACTTGACAAAACCTAAATAAAGTAGTATACTTATAATATGAGTGTACTACTTACATGACATCCTCGTCAATAACTCGGAGTAATAAATGAAGATTAAAACAGAAGAAATTAAACACCGCTTAGAACGTGCAAACGTACGATACTGGGCAGGTGATAACATCAGTGAAGTGTTAAAGGCCGGTGACAAGGAAGCACTTATTGATGAAGCAGCTATTGCTTTTGAAGGGGTACTAGACGCACTATTAATTGATCGTATTAATGATCCTAATAGTAAAGGCACAGCAAAACGTCTTGCTAAAATGTACTACAACGAGATTATGGCAGGAAGATATGATACTGCGCCTACTGCAACAGCATTTCCTAATGATACAGCAGACCGTTATGAAGGTATGCTAGTTGTGCGTAGCGAACTAAAGAGCATGTGTTCGCATCATCACCAGCCTGTAAGCGGTGTTGCATACATTGGTATAATTGCTGCTGATAAACTTATTGGGCTTAGTAAGTACACACGTTTAGCGCAGTGGTGCGCAAGGCGCGGCACGTTACAAGAAGAACTTGCAAACGATATTGCTCGTGAAATACAAAGCGCAACTAATGCTGAACACTTAGGTGTTTATATTCAAGCAACACATGGTTGTTGTGAGAATCGTGGCATTATGGCAACTAGTAGCTTAACACAAACTACTGTACTTAAAGGTGCGTTTAAAGATGATATGGGCACAAAGAAGGAGTTCTTTGATAACATTAAATTGCAACAAGAGTTTGCACGATGATAGAGGCTCCGGTATTTGAAAAAGGTTATCCCTCCTATGAAGCAGTTAATAGAAAGCCAGCAATGAAACAAAGAATAGGAATCATATACGGATCTACAACAACGAACAGTGAGCGTATAGCTGAAACTATTTGGGACATATTCAAAGAATCTGAGTTGCATGATATCAAAGACGGTGTGGGCGTTATAGAACAATATGAAAAAGTAATATTGTGTGCGCCTACTTGGGACTATGGTGCATTGCAAGAAGATTACATAGATGCATGGGATGACTTGACTACTGTAAACTGGAGTAACAAAACTGTTGCACTTGTTGGACTAGGAGATCAAGTTGGGTATCCTGCATTGTATCAAGATGCAATGGCTAAGTTATATAACATGATTGAGCCGTTAGGAGCAAAATGCATTGGGTTTACTAGCACAAAAGGTCATACGTTTACAAAAAGCGATGCAGTTAAAGATGACAAGTTTGTTGGTCTTGCTATAGATGAAGACTGTCAACGTGAACTAACTGAAGAACGTCTAAATACTTGGACAAAGCAGATTAGCTTTTGTTGGGATAAGGTATAATGGAATTGATTGCAAACACAGGCAGAGCAAGAGGTGTTGCTACTACTAAAGAAAAGAAGTATTACTACAGTGAAATATTTCACAGTATTCAAGGCGAAGGACACTACACTGGTGTTCCAACTGCTTGGATACGTTTCTTCTTGTGCAATTTGCAGTGTAATGGCTTTGGACAAATTGATCCAACTAACAGCGATACATACGAATTGCCTTTTGAAGAGTTTGATGTATCTAGTGTAGACAGAGTAGAAGACTTACCTGTTTGGGACAAAGGTTGTGATAGTAGCTATACTTGGGCTAAGAAGTTTAAAAGCCTTATGGGGCAAGAGACTCCGCAAGTAATAGCAAACAAAATTATAGACACACTCCGAACAGATAGTAACCCTGAAGGATTGTTTTTACATCCAGTAAGTCAACAACGTCAACATTTATGTATCACAGGCGGTGAGCCGCTTATGACTACTGGTCAACAAGCAGTAGTAGGAATATATGACGAACTACTAAAACAAAACAACCTTCCAGATAGTATGACATTCGAAACAAACGGCACACAAAAGTTAAGGCCAGAGTTTTGCGAATGGGTTAATAGGATTGACACTGAAGTATTTTTTAGCTGTAGTCCTAAGTTATGGACTGTTGCAGGCGAAAGAGCTGAAAGAGCAATTAAGCCTGAGCATGTAGCTGAGTATTATAAACTTAGTAAAAGAGGTCAACTAAAGTTTGTAGTTGGCGCTGATCAGGCACAGTGGGATGAAATGGAAGGTGTAATTGCACAATTTAGAGAAGCAGGCGTTATGTGGCCAATTTGGGTTATGCCTGTAGGAGCAAGATCAGAAGAACAAGAAGCTAGTGCTGGTGCAGTAGCAGAGATGGCATTTAAACGAGGTTATAACGTAGCGGCTCGTGTACATGTTTACTTGTTTGGTAATGCAATAGGAACTTAAAGTATGTTTAAATTTATATCATCATTATTTAAAAAGAAAGAAAAGGTAGAACTGGAAGTTCTAGACTACACATCAGCTTATTCGGAAATGCCTGGGGCACCCAATTACATTAACGATGAACATGAAACAGCAATGAAGGCTCCTATAAAAAAGAAAGCCTTAGACGATGAATTAAGAGAGAAAGGATTAATATGAAATGGTTTGATAAGTTAACAGGTAAGAAAGAAGAAGTTGCACAAACACCGGAAGGTGAGTTTGACGAGTTAGAAACAAATCGTAGAGCGGCTTTGGACTTAGAGAAACAAGAAGCTACTCGACTCGGTAAAGCATGGGTTGCTGTACTTGACACACAAGTAAATCCAGAGAACATTAAGAACGGGTTCTTTGAGATCGACTGGAACAATCAGTTTATTGAAGAACTACTTGATGCAGGATACAGTGGTGAAACTAATGAAGAAATTGTAGACGGGTGGTTTAAAACTGTTGTGTCGCAAATTTTAGAAGAAGGTTCAGAATCAGTTGATAGAGATATGGGCTATATTAACGTAGTTCCGATTGAAAAAGGTAAGTCAGAAGTTAGTTGACAGCAATCAGAAACAATGTTATAATAGTAGTATAAATTACAATAGAGGTTAATATGAGCACATACATTCTAGTAGACACAGCAAATACTTTCTTTAGAGCACGGCATGTAGTACGTGGCGATATTGATACTAAAGTAGGTATGGCGCTACACATTACACTTAACAGTGTTAAAAAGGCATGGCGCGACTTTAACGCTGATCATGTTGTGTTCTGCTTAGAAGGTCGTAGCTGGCGCAAAGACTATTACGAGCCTTACAAGCGTAACAGGCAAGTAGCACGTGATAAACTAACCCCTACACAAGCAGATGAAGACACTGCGTTTTGGGAGATCTTTGACGAGTTTAAGAACTTTGTTACAGAGAAGACTAACTGTACTGTTATGCAACACAAACGTTTAGAAGCAGATGATCTTATTGCAGGTTGGGTACAAGCACATCCTAATGATCATCATGTTATTATTAGTACAGACGGCGACTTTGCACAACTTGTTAGTCCTAACTGTAGGCAGTACAATGGCATTGCCAATGTAACTATCACGCACGAAGGCTACTTTAACGATGACGGTAGTGAAGTTATTGATAAGAAGACTAAAGAAGCAAAGCCTGCACCGCATCCTGACTTTATGTTGTTTGAAAAGTGTATGCGTGGTGATACTAGTGATAACGTGTTTAGTGCTTATCCTGGTGTACGTAAGAAAGGCACTAAAAACAAGGTTGGTCTTATTGAAGCATATGAAGACAAAGGCACTAAAGGCTACAACTGGAATAACATGATGCTACAACGTTGGACTGATCATAATGGTGCTGAACATCGTGTGCTTGATGACTATCAGCGTAACGTAGTATTATGCGACTTAACTGCACAACCTGCAGACGTTAGAGAGATACTTGATAACGTAGTTGAAGAACATATGACTCCTAAGACAATTACACAAGTAGGTATGCGTCTTATGAAGTTTTGTGCTAAGTGGGACATGCAACGAGTTGCAGACCAGGCGGCAATTTTTGCAGAACCATTACAAGCGAGGTACCCATCATGACAATAAAAGCAAAAGAAGTTTTAAAAAATAAGTTTTGGATCGTTGAAGAAAACGGTACAAAGGTAGGCACATTAAGTGCAAATGAAGAATGTTATACATATAGTTGCAGTGAAGGTGTGCAAGTATATTCAAGTTTTGATCAGTTAATAGACAACGTAGGCAAAGTTAATTGGACTGCTGGAGATGCTCCAGATGAAGGCGAAAAAGACTGTCACGGCTATCCGACTAGTTGTGTTCCGTTTAACCCTATGTACGACTTAAAGAATAAGCTACCATTGTTTACAAAGAGCAATAAGAGCAAGAGTCTTTATTGTGCAGGTCACTACTGTATTGAATTTGAAAAGGGCTGGGTTAAGAGCTTTTGTCCTAAACTAATTACTATTGAACGCTATGACTTTAGAGGACCGTTTAAAACAGATATTGAAATGCGAACGGAGTTGTCACGTGTCAACTCAAAGTGAACCACTAAACACTAGTGCAATACAAAACTTTATCCAACAGACTAAAAGTGCTGAGGCTAGTCAAGCCCGAGAAGTTAAGCTGACTATGCCGCAGGCAAAGAATCTTGCATATACACTAGGCATTGTAATGTCTAGATTACACGGCGATTTAGAATTGTTTGTTAAAGAAAATGCAGGATCAAGTACAGACGAAGTAATAGAAGTACAGTTAAATGGCGGGACTAACTGGAAGTAAACTACTAACTTAATGAAAAAAGGCTAAATATATACGTAGTTAATTAAAAGGAACGCATATATGAGTAGGCCAAAACCAACTGTAATTTTAGAGCACATTAACAAAAAAACATATCGTAGCGAGCAAGTATTAGTTGCTGAAGCTATTTGGTCTGTGTTTTATAAAGATGAACCCTTTAACTTAAAAAGCTCTAACATACTTACAAATTACCCGGGACCTAAATACAAAAAGGTCTCTTTCTCAAATCCAGGACATGCACATAACCTTGCTAAGAAGTTAAATGATATGTTTAATTGCGAGGACTTTGCTGTACATAAACTTACTATCGGCGAAGTAGTTACTGAAGAATGAACTGGAAAGAAACATATACTAAAATATTCTTAAAACAGTTAGGCATTGCTATTACCGAAGCTACCCTAAAAGAGTATACTCCTATATGGTGGCAGAACACACGAGTTAAAGCTACAGGCGGGTTACGACTTACTGATGAAGGTATCAGGGTAGTAACTGAAGATGTAGAGTTAGCAACGTTTGATGTTCCTTTTCCTAAAGACTTTAGCTTAACAACAAATTCTATTATATGGCTAGACCAATTTATAGACTGTCCTTGGTGGTTAGGAAGAGGCGGCATGGTTGTAACGGACGAACGGAAGGCAGTCGAAATAAGTCTCTTTTCCGGAGACGTTCGTAAGTACGGTATAACAAAGGCACTTAATAGACAAAATAAAGGTTGACATATTACCGCAGTAATGTTATTATATATGTATAGTTTAAAGCTAGGCACTGATAACTTAATGAGGAATACAAGATGGAAAGTTTAGTAACAAGGCAAGTAACTCCAAATGGAGCAAAGAAGAGCATTAAACGTGCTTTTAAGAAGAAGCGTCCATTATTTTTATGGGGACCTCCAGGCATTGGTAAGTCTGACATTATTGGGCAAATTACAAACGAGTTAGGTAAGGCACACTTAATTGATATTCGTTTGTCATTATGGGATCCAACAGATATTAAGGGCATGCCGTATTACTCCGAACAGGATAATACAATGAAATGGGCACCTCCTGCAGAACTTCCAACAGAAGAGTTTGCGGCACAGTTTGATTTTGTAGTTGTATTTTTAGATGAAATGAACTCGGCAGCGCCAGCAGTACAAGCGGCAGCATACCAGTTAATTCTTAATCGTCGTGTAGGACAATACAAGCTACCAGACAATGTGTTGCTAGTTGCGGCTGGTAACCGTGACGCCGATAAAGGCGTTACTTACAGGATGCCAGCACCGTTAGCTAATCGGTTTGTTCACTTAGAATTACGTGTAGATTTTGACGATTGGTTCCAGTGGGCAGTTAATAGCGATATACACAGAGACGTAGTAGGTTATCTTACTTTTGCTAAGAAAGACCTTTACGACTTTGATCCGCGTTCACCTAGTCGAGCATTTGCTACGCCTCGTTCATGGTCTTTTGTATCAGAACTACTTGAGGACGACGATGATGAAACAACCACT